TACTAGCAGAAACAGTTTGTTTAACTAATGCCTGACCTTTTCCGGGTCGATAGTTATAATAACTGTCACCCATATTCAACCATAATGTACCATCATCAGTCAAACAGTTTCTAACTTCTCTGAATACATTTACAAGGTTTTGAATATACTCTTCTGGTGTAGATTCTAGTCCTATTTGATTATCTTCATCACCATAATTTCTCATTCCGTAGTAAGGTGGAGATGTTACACACATCCTTGCTTTTTCATCAAATTGTTTAAGTGTTTCTAAACAATCACCAAATAAAATTAAATCTCTCATTTGTTTGTAACAGAAATAGCTGGTAATCCTTTATTAAAAATAGTATCAACAACAGCATTTACTCTCTTAGATGTACTAATTCCTACCTTATCATAGCATGGAACAACAACTAATCCATATACTTTCTGTTCATTACCCTTACGAATTACCCTCCCTATTGTTTGACTAATAGTAATATAATCCATATTTCTTAAGAATAATGCTGCTTCTAATCCTTTCACGTTAATACCTTCAGACAATATGCTATGATGTATAACAACAAATTGCTTAGAATCATCCTGACCCCACTCTCTCATAGTCTCAAAGAATTTCTCTCTTGATACTCTCTTACCGTCAATAAATGCACCAGTTTTGGATGTAATATACATCCACGAATATCCACGACTTCTTAACTCATAGCAGAAATCGGTTTGTGATACAATATTCACGATCTGTTGAGTAGATCTTGCACAAATGAGGATTTTATTAACATCTATCTCATCAATAGTTGCAAGAACATTATCACAATCATGCTCATGTTTGTGTCTACTATCATCAGTCATTTCTATCTTCTTGATGATAACTTTAGGTGGTAATATTACACCTTCATTCACTAAATTAGGTGCAGGAACATTAATTAATACTTTACCAAATATATCCTCATCATTCATTCCTGCTTTCATCGGTGTGTTAGAATGTTTTGGAGTTGCAGTAAAGAAATAGCATCTATTTGCATATATTGAGTAATACTCAACTGCTTCAATAAAGTTCTTTTGTACTGCATTATGTGCTTCATCAAAGTATATTGTATCAACATGAATTCCAGACTCTTGTATTCTATGAAGAGAATGATATGTGGTAAAGATTAACTTATTGTATCTGTAATTTACAGCAGACCAATCAGCTATCTTACCTGCATCTGTAGTAGAATAGTGATGAGTATCACCGCTATGTACGTGCATTACTTTATACTGAAGCATTGGATGTACATCCAATAACTCTTCAAAATCTTTAGATAATTGTTGTGCTAATAGAATACGAGGTGCAACAACAATTATTACTTTTCTTTCGGGTTCTTTCATTATTATATCCCATGCACAACTATTAAATTCACGATGTGCATCAGTAATGGCAATCATAGTCTTACCACCACCAGTAGGTACAATAATCTGACCCTTGTTATATTCACGGAGCAGATCAACTGCCTCCTGTTGATGATAACGAAGTTTCAACATTAAATGCTCATAATAAGATATTATACCATAAAAGGTATTAAAACGCCATCACAGACGCTTAGAGGTACACTATAGGGACAATTTAAACGACCCCCCCTATTTCTTTTTATTTCTCCTAGTTATCTCTTTCTGTGTAATTGGGTGCTTTAATTCACTCTCTTTCTTTTTACCTGTTGATGCTAATGTAATATCACGTAGAGTTCTTTCACCCTTCTTAGTTAATGCTTTACGTTCTGCTGGAGATAACCCTGAAGCTTTGCGTGGTTTATAATTAGGATCAACCTTTTTACTTGTCTTCTTAGATAATAACTTAGTCGCTGCTTTTTCTAACTCTGCTTTACTCTTACCACCAGATTTTGCTGCTCTTCTTTCCATCGCTGCTTTACGTTGTTGCTCTCTTGGAGTTAACGCAGCAGACCCTCTTTTTTGAGTTGGTTGTTGCTCCCTTGTAGATTTTGGTCTTTGAGTACCAATATCTTTACGTGGTTTATAATCAGTAGCAACCTTTTTACCATCTACCCACTTAGTCCTTTTCTTTTCAGGTGCGGTCTTTTTACGATCAGAACCTATCTTATCACCTCCACGATGAGATAGACCAGTTCCATGACCAAGACCTTCTTTATCTCGAAGATCTGCTTCAGTAATAAATTGCTGAAAAGATTTCATTTATAATTTTAATACTATATTTTATTTATCCTCACTCAACATTTCCTTAACTCTTGCTCTTCTTAATACTAATAATTTATCATAAGCTTTTTGTTGCTCATTAGTATATTTAAATCCTTGTCTCCTCCACTCTTCACGCAATTCCTGCATTTGTTTAAGGACTTCTGATGGTTTCATGTTAACTAATAATTGATATTATAGGGACACTTTCAGCGTCCCCCCCTAATTTTCACACTCTGAATAATGATTAGGATGCTGTGATTTCCTTCTTTTCACGAACTTTAATTCATGCCAACTTGATTCATAACATAACAATAATGTATGAATAAATTTATGTCGTGGGTTTTTCTCAAACTCACAATATGGTTTAGGTTTAATACCAGTTTCTATGGTAATATACCTTGGACATTCATTAAATCCTTTTTGTGGTTTTTCAACTGGTGGACATTTAAAATAAACCCAACCTTCATCTCTTCCATATTCACCCCTGTCCCAGATTACATAATCATTTACTTCAGGATCGTATGGTTCATTCATTATGTCAAAGGTGGACGATTATCGTACCTTGTATCATTTTGAAAAATTGCTCTTAGATCTCTAGGATTAGCACCTTGATCCATTAATCTATTCAACCACTCGTTACATTGCTGTTTGGTTAAATTCTGTGCTGCTGTATCATGTAAGTGCCAGCCAGTGCTGTTCTGCTCCATGATTTTATAAAGTTTCTCAGACATGTCTTTAATCGGTAAATTGTGCAAACAAAATTACCCTACCAGTATAACTGATAGGGTAAGAAAAGTCAAATAAATTCAGCAAGATAATAATCAACGGTAATCTCTAGTTTTGCCGCTTCACGTTCACATTCAGCGATAAACTCTTCAATTAATTCATCAGTTTGATTGATGGGTTGCTCATTCATGCTGCTGCCTCCGTTGGAATAATTGCTCTAAGGGGTTCAGTACCATGCAAATCATAACACTTCCATTCGCCACCTTCAAAGAGATAAGCATATTCTTCACCATTATCTAGGTAGTCTTCAACTGATAGATCTAAACGAGGTTCAGTATCTTCACCACGATCATTATAATATTGAACGTGATTTTCTACCTTTTCAAGATTCCAATCAGTATCAGAATCACAAGAAGATATATCTCCTCCATCAATCAACTCTGCTATCTTATCATAAGTGTTAAACTTTTTCTTTAAAGTAACACCCAGCCACTCAGGATAACCATCCCAGTGATGATAAACAGACAACACATGACCAGTTTGAAGTAATAATCCGATTCGTGATCTTGTTGCCATAATAAAAAGAAATAGTTTGGAGTGTTGAGGGAACGGGGTCATACTCAGGGTTTCACCCTGCAACCCAAATTTACCTACTGGGAATCGCTTACACCTGAACCCCTACTAACAACTCCTAACCAGAAATGGATGTATGTTGTGTTCGGGCAGTAGAACCGTTATCCCTCAACGGTTTGAGCAAGGTCTTATCCACGACATCGCCGCTACATTGCCTTGCTCGGTGGTATGCACCATCTCTGGGACTTATGGATGCCCTGAGTACACTATAGGGACACTTTCAGCGTCCCCCCTTTGTGTCAACCACCATCAATATCACATCCAATTCCACTACCAACAACTGCACCTATTGGAATTGCCCACCAGCGTCCATCTCCTCTGGACATTGCAGCACCAGCAGCACCACCTAATAATGCACCAGCAATCTTACCATCAGTACAATCATTAGTATCATGTTCACGATATGTTTCTACTCTAGTTCGTGAAGTTGTTGTCCTATCATTACATGGGTACTCAATAGTATCTTTCCAAGACTTTACATATCCTGGTGAATTTTCTGTTCCTGGAATATATTCTTCTCTATACTCTGTTCTATAACATGTTCTAGTTGAGGAATAACCTGCTTGATACTCACCTGCTACTGCTGGAGTACAAGCACTCAAAGCAACAAGGGCGGCAAGTGCAATTTTCATTTTAAAAAAAATCTGTATAGTAGCTATTATACATCCACAAGGACAGGTTTGGCAATAGGTTGTGCCACTTCTTCAAGTGCTTCCATTCTTAAAAACTGTTCATTTCTATTATAAAAAAGAGTATAATTATCAGTAATTAAATAATAACCATCAATATCTTTTCCATTATCAGTATATCCATATCCCCGCACTCTTTCCTCTATACCATCAATCCGCAGTTTCTTAGTGCCGTTTCTAACGTAAGATTCGTACTTCTGGTCTAAATTAATCATTGTTTTAATAGGTATGTGTGGATATTATAACACTATCTATAAAAAATTCGTAGTTCTTTATATTGTCTTTAGAGTGTCGCAATACTTCTACACAGTTGGAGTATATTCATAACCATACTTCTGAAGATATTCTTCAAAGAGTTCGTCAGGAATATTACCCTCCCAATAATCCTTTTCACTATACTTCTTTTTCTTTTTCTGCTTCATCCCGCTTTGCTTGTTTTTCCAATTTAATCCGTTTTTTAACCATTTTAGCAAATTGGACATCCTGTTCAGTATACCAATCAGGATGTTCCTTTGCTCGTTTAATAATAGTCTTTGCTGCTTTCTTATCCTTCAATGTGCTGTCTGTAATGTGTCCGAAAGACTATTTAGTACAGGTTTTCTTCTTGCTCTGTAAGTAAGGTTACATCAGATGTAGGATAAGCCACGCAAGTTAATACAAATCCTTCTTCTAACTGATCGTCATCTAGGAATGATTGTTCCTCTTGATCTACAGTTCCTTCTACAAGTTTCATTGCACAAGATGAACATGCACCTGCTCTACATGAGGATGGATGATCTATCCCTGCCTCTTCAGCAGCATCTAGGATAAAAGTTTCTCCATTACAATCAAAAGTTTCCTCTGAACCGTCTTCATTTTGAAGTGTAACTGTATAAGACATTGTTTAATTTGTACAACTCGATGATATTTATTTTACCACACGTTTGCGAGGAATGGCAAAATTGTTGGTTCCAACATGTAAATTAGGAACTTTAATACTCTTAACTGCTTCCGAAGATTTATGCAATTGTTCTATTGCTGCTAATAATTCAGGAGTTTCTTCCCATTCCCACACTTGCTTATGAGTATCCTTTTTCTTTTCAATAGTATGTGTTCTTAAAGTCATTTGTCCCTCTTTGCTTGAAAGTTTTCAGATCCACCAGGCCATGGTGAATGTTTTTGAATATTGCAATCCAAATCTGAATCACAATTTTCTGATCCACCTAAAGAGAATGGATTATATCTTGCCGTAGCAATTTCATACATCTTTTCGTGCATAGTTTTTTCCTCCTCTATTTTATCACTTTCATCAGGATTTTCCATAAACCAATCTGCAATTTCTTCTTCAGGTCTAGGATTTGATTCTGCTTCTAATTCTGCTAAACGCTCAGGTGGTGCATACTTATTGCTACCATTAGCAACAGGCATTGAATCTAATGGATTCTTCCACGCAGGTTCAGGTGCAGTGTGTTTGTCCTTCTTCTCAAACCATTCATCAGGATCAACACCTAAATTGTTTACCATTTTTTTAATTCTATTTAGAATCATCCTTCTGTTTTATGTCGTACTCTATCACGATCTTCTTACTTTGTCTACCCATCGAATTTAATGTTGTAGATTGACTCCACTCACCGTTAAGTAATGCCATCATTACATTCT